TGAGCATGACGAAGAATATGGTAAGCCAGTCGGCACTGTTGTCGAGCAGGAACGAGTTAGAAACCTATTTTCTTTAGACATTGCTGTAACGATTGACGAGTGCAAAGTATTGTACCCAGACTTTGATGACTTTGACGAAGAGCTACAACATATATTGTGCAACATGATGTTCAATATGGGTCGGCCTCGACTGTCAAAATTCGTTGGTATGAAAGCTGGAGTTGATGCTCGTGATTTCAACGAAGCAGCCGACCAGATGGTAGATTCCAGGTGGTACACGCAAGTCCCCAACCGAGCTAGACGTTTGGTAGATCGGATGAGGGCGCTTGCTGACTAACCGTTTTGTGGTTTGATATTTGTAATTTGCATACGTTGCAGATTGCTATGTCTTTACTATAGTCCACTGCGCTTCTGCACTTAGGGCATTGCCCTGCTTCTATAAGCCTCTGCATTTGGCCTTTTTCATTCATGCGGCTGAACCTATGCCAGCGTTCACTTCATTGGGGTAACGCTCTCGGTAAGAATCAAAAACAAGTTTTGAAATCTGTTGTGATACTTTGCGGTGGTCTTCTGTAGCCAGCTTCACAAGCTTTTTATGTGTGGCAAGGTCAACAGCAACTGACTTGTATTGTTTCGTATCAGTCATTATAATACTCCCATGAATTAACAACTATGGGCATATATTAGCATGTATAACTACAAACGCAAAGCGAACAAATTCGGTGCAAAGAAAACAACCTTTATGGGCATTAAGTTTGACTCCAAGTGGGAAGCAGAGCGATGGGGCGAGTTAACTTCTATGGAAAAGGCTGGTTATATAACAGACTTGCAAAGGCAAATCCCTTACGAAATTGTGGTCAACGATCAGAAAATTTGCAAATATATAGCTGACTTCAAATATAATAAGGTAGATGATTACGGTAGTCTTGAAGAAGTTGTTGAGGATGCCAAGGGCGTGGAAACCGCTGAATTTAAACTCAAAAAGAAACTCATGAAAGCCGTTCATGGAGTTGAGATTTACCTGTCAAAGAAAAATAATAACAATTTTCTCAAAATCCCCTTGACTTGAAAAGATTGCATGCCTATCTTCCAGTTATGTTTAGCGACATTAAGTGAAGGAGACAGCAATGAACGCTATTAATCTGCATAATGATCTGACCGCTTTGTTTGACAAGCGTGAAGATCTTAAATCTAAAATTGATGATCTGCAAAAAGAATTGAAGATCGTTAATAACTCCCTCAAAGATCAGTTTGAAGAGACTGCCAAGATGCAACTTGCTCAAGATGGCAAGGATTTTGGTCAGACTACAATGAACAATGGTGACTTCAAAGTTACTGTTGATTTCCGCAAACGTGTGATTTGGGATGAGAATATTCTGTTGCGCGTTTTGAACTCTTTGGATCAAGACACTGCAAAGCATTTGGCTACGGTCAAATACACTGTAGCTGAAGCAAAGTTTCAGAATGCTACACCAGATCTGAAAGCAGCATTATCAGAGGCTCGTACTGTAGAGTTGCAAGGTGTGTCTGTTGATATGAAAAGAAGGGAGGAAAGTTAATGCTAAAAATAATTAGCGCAGAAGAAAGGCTTGCCGAGAAACGTGGTCACAAAATTGTGATTGGCGGCAAGTCAGGAGTGGGGAAGACTTCACTGGTGCGTACCTTGGACATGAGCAAAACATTGTTCATGGACTTGGAGGCTGGTGATGCCGCCATTGAAGGGTGTAAGGTTGATGTAATCAGGCCGCGTACTTGGCAGGAGTGCAGAGACTTTGCATGCTTCCTTGGTGGAGGCAACCCCGCATTGAGCGAGGACTCACCGTATAGCATGGCGCACTATGAGTATGTGTGTCAGACGTATGGTGATCCAGATACTCTGTTGAGCAAATACGATACAGTCTTTATTGACAGTATTACTGTAGCTGGTCGGCTTTGCTTTTCGCATAATCAAAACTCACCAGAGGCTAGATCAGATCGAACAGGCAAGCTAGACACTCGTGCAGTGTATGGAGCGCAGGGTCGTGAGATGATGGCATGGCTGACACACCTTCAGCATATCCGTGAGAAGAACGTGATCTTTGTAGGCATCCTTGATGAAAAGACGGATGACTATGGACGCATCACTTACGACTTGCAGATTGAGGGTGCAAAAACTGGGCGTGAGTTGCCCGGAATTGTGGACGAATTAATCACAATGACAACACTCACCGCTGATGACGGCACGTTATTTAGAGCCTTTGTCTGCGACACACTAAACCAGTGGGGCTACCCTGCTAAAGATAGAAGCGGCAGACTTGACGCTGTTGAAGAGCCGCATCTTGGTAAGTTGCTTGAAAAAATGTCTGGCCCAAGGCCAGAGGCAATGAACTTTGTAAACCCAAAAACGGTCAATAATAAAGAAGAGGAAAACGTAGATGCTTGACCTAAACAACGTACCACCAATGGAAGGTGGAAGTGGAGACTTTGAACTTATGCCTGATGGAACTGTAGTAAGCGGTATCATTAAGCTTGAAGGTGGCGACACTGAGATACCAGAGTATGGTGCTGGCACTTACTTCAAGCAATCTCAAACCACTAGCGCAAAATGGTTGCCGATTGAGTTGACTATTGTCGGTGGCAGCTTTGACAAGCGCAAGGTCTGGCAGAACATCTTTGTTGATGGCGATGCCAAAGACGAGAATGGCATGTCAAAGGCCAAGAAGATCGGCTTGAATACTATCAAGCAGATGGTTGATAGTGGTTTTGGTATATCACCAAAGGATGAGAGTGAAGACGCCAGGGCAAAACGTGCGTCTATCCAAGGCATCCATATGATCAATGGTATGACAATCTCCTGCACTTTGGGCATTGAGAAAGGTCGTGATGGTTATCCTGATCGTAATAAGATCAAGACAGTCTTGACACCAGACTCTCCAAATTATATCCAGAGTACAGGACAGGCTGCACCTGTCGCGCAAGCGCCAGTTGCACAAGCACCAGTGGCTCAACCCCAACAAACTGTACAAGCGGGGGTAGCACCATCATGGGCGCGTTAGAGACACTGTGGCAATTTATTAGCGGCAAACCTTCACAGGTCGCTAAATCCAGTACGGGGGGCGCTGGAGCCGTAAAGCCCCCCATTCTCGACACTAAGTTTGAAGATGGTGTTCCACCATACACAACTCATTCCGTTGATGATGTTCCTAGCTTTTGTCGGAAAAGTTTTAAAATGATTTCTCGCAAGAAGGGAGCAACAATTGACGAAATACACACGGTTGTCGGTAAAAAAAGGGACTCTATTTATAATCATGTCTACATGATTAAGCAGTCTGGTTATAATGTTGTGAAAACTTACGAAAAATCGTCAGGTACTCACAGATATAGACTAGGCTAGTACGATGATCCTCCGTGAGTATCAGAAAGTCGCTGTAAACGATGCTTCTGATGCACTGGATAAGCACGGTAACACTTTAGTCGTTGCACCAACCGGGGCTGGAAAGACAATCATGCTTTCTGCCTTGGTTGGCAAACGTCACAAAGGTTCACAAAATGTGCTTGTGCTACAGCATCGTGATGAGCTTGTTTCACAGAACTCCAATAAATTTCACCTTGTAAATCCGTCTTTGAAGACCAGTGAAGTAAACGCTGCATCTAAGGATTGGTCAGGTGACGCTGTATTTGCAATGGTGCAAACGCTTTGCCGTGAGAAAAACTTGGACAATATGCCCAAAGTTGATCTGATTGTGGTTGACGAAGCGCACCATACCATTGCGGATACATATCAACGCATCATTAACGCCGCAAAGAAGGCCAATGAGGGGGTTCAAATCGTTGGCTTTACCGCTACCCCCAATAGAGGCGATAAGAAGGGCTTACGGGACGTATTTACGAACTGTAGCCATCAGATAGAAATTTCCACGTTAATTCGTGAAGGGTTCCTCGTACCGCCAAAGACATTCGTAATTGATGTTGGTGTGCGAGATGAACTGCGTCAGGTACGCAAAACTATATCCGATTTTGACATGGCTCAAGTTGAGCGGATTATGAACCGCCGCGCTATTAACAAGCGTGTAGTTGAAGAATGGGACGATAAAGCTGGTGAGCGTCAGACGATTGTATTCTGCTCGACTGTGCAGCATGCCGAAGATCTATGCGAAGAATTTGTGGCTTACGGTATTGAAGCCGCAACAGTTACAGGTGACACACCAAAACATGAACGCGAACAAATTCTGCATGATCTAAGCACTGGATATGTTCAGGTGGTTGTTAACGTGGCTGTACTGACAGAGGGATTTGACTCACCGCCCGTGTCCTGCATCGTGTTAACTCGCCCATGTTCATACAAAGCAACAATGGTTCAGATGATTGGTCGTGGTTTACGCACTGTAAATCAGGATGAATTTCCAGGTGTTGTAAAGTCAGACTGTATTGTAATGGACTTTGGTACGTCTGTGTTAACGCATGGGTCACTTGATGATGCTGTTAATCTGGATGGGAGCCAAAATGATGATGCCCAAGGCGATGCTCCAGTAAAGATATGCTCTAACTGCGATGCCGAGATACCGTTGAACGTACGCGAGTGTCCTATTTGTGGTCATGAAATAGAGCGTCCAGAACCAGAAATATTAGAAGATTTTGTTTTAACCGAAGTAGATCTTATGGAACGATCTCCGTTCCGTTGGATAGATTTGTTCGGGAATGGAGCCTGTATGGCTGCGTCTGGGTTTAACGGTTTTGCCTTAATTGCTGATGTAGATGGGCTTTGTATTGCCATTGTGAAGAAAAAAGATGGCAAAACCAGAGTGGTTTCTATTGGAACCAAAAGACACGTTATGGCATCTGCTGATGACTTTATGAGACAGAATGAGACAGGTGATAGCGCGAAAAAAACTAAGCGTTGGTTGAATGATGCGGTTAGCATTAAGCAGCGGGAATTGTTAGCAAAAAACGGTGTGAATGTAAGTCCTATTGATTTTTCATGGACTAAATATAGAGCCGCTTGTATGCTGAATTATATTTGGAATAAGCGTTTCATTGACCATCTTGTCAATGACATAATTTTAGAAGAGAGAAGCGCATGAACCGGGGCGAGGTAAAGTTAAAGTTAGTTTTTGATGATGATGTGTTTCTTGAAGCAAATTATTTTGTGTTGTTTAAGAGTTTAAATGACAGAGAAGAGTTGAAGGACACAGTTACAGGTCTTCTTTGTAAATTGATTGAAGGCAAAGAAGAAATTTTTGAAGGGGCAGTGGTAGAGGTAGACATGCAAGGTTCAGATGAAATTTATATGTGTGCATACGGCCCGTTATCGGAGGAGATTTTAGAATGGATACGGAAAGAGGAGTACGAGACTCTTCATTAAAACAAGTAGGAGAATTGTTCGGCATTATCGGGTGGGAAAAAAGATTTTGTGATTTAAGCGAAGAAGAAGTTATCGCAATAACATTAATATTAAAGAGAATATCAGAAGGGCTTGATGATGAATACTCTAGCACAGACCTTACAGAAATTTACTTCAGATATGGAGGCGGCAGAATCGGCCTCACCGAACAAGACATCCCTTTCTGACGCACAGAGCATCATTAAAGAGCTTGATCGGGCGATTGTAGAGAAGGAAAGCAAGCAGCCAAGGCGCAAATACCTTGGCGCTTCTTCTCTTGGCGATCCCTGCTCACGCAAGCTCCAGTATCGCTACATGAACCAACAGGTTGATGAGGGCAAAGGGTTTCCTGCAAAGACATTACGCATATTTGGCCTTGGTCATACCATCGAAGATATGATGGTTATGTACTTCAGGGACGCTGGATTTGACCTGCGGACAGAAAAGAAAGGCGAACAATTTGGGTTTGAGACTGCTGGCGGGGAAGTCAGAGGTCATATTGATGGGGTCATATGTGGTGGTCCATTGCATATGACATACCCTATGTTGTGGGAGTGCAAGTCTGCTAACGAGAAGAAGTTCAATGAATTTGTTCGTAAAGGTGTGGCGGAAGCCAACCCAGTATACGCAGCACAGATTGCAATCTATCAAGCCTACATGGATCTATCGGAAAACCCTTGTGTATTCACAGTGTTAAACAAAAACACAAGCGAGATATACATTGAGATGGTTCCGTTTAATGGTGAGCTTGCACAAGCTACCAGTGATAAAGCAGTACAAATCCTGAAAGCTACAGAAGCTAACGATATGCTGCCGCGTGTCGCACAGAATGATGATTATTTTATTTGCAAGTGGTGCGAGTTCCGCAAGACTTGCTGGCAAAAAGAAGGGGCGGTATGAGCCGCCCCTAGTTGAAAACAATGCTTGGTAAGGATCAATATAATGAGTGTGGTAAGGTTTGGCAATACTACATCTGGTAGTAATGACATAGTTGAGGAGATTTCTCGCAGAGTCCCTAAAGGCGAACAAATTCGGATTTTGCAGGATACGTTCCCGGCGGGGCGTGTTCACGGCAAAACATTTTACATCGGGTCACTGCTTGGTGATCAAGGGCAATCGTTAAAAATTAACATTGACCCTGCCTCGCAGCACTTCATGCAAGGGCAGGATTTCAACGGTGGTGTTGGTATCGGGGGCATCGTCAAGATACTGATAGAAGCCCGTGGCATGAAATTGCCAGAAATAAAGGAGATGTTTTCTAGCTACCTTGACGGCACTGGGCCGCAAATTGTTCGTGATAATGCGCCGATAGAAAATCCTATCAGGCCGCAATACAATGCAAATAGCCCGTATGACGCTGAGTATATATACACCAATGCAGACGGCGAGGTGCTGGTTTCTGTCAGGCGGTATAACGTCAAGGACATTGCTGGCAACCCTATGCTCAACACAAAGGGCAAACCAAAGAAAGAGTTCAGACCGTTTGTCGAAGGCTCTCCATACTCCAAGTTTCCAGACATACGCCCGTTATATAACATTCCGAATGTATTAGCATCTGATCGTGTTATATGGGTCGAGGGTGAAAAGTGCGCTGATGCTTTAAACCATGCTGGATATACAGCTACCTGCACGATTGGTGGGGCTGGTGCGCTAACAAAGAAGACGGCTCACCAGTTTGACTTTTCTCCATTACAGAACAAAGAGCTTATCTTATGGCCTGATAATGATCCTGCTGGTAAAAAGCTGGCTGATCTCATACAGGACTTTGCTTTGGCTGCTGGTGCTAAATCGGTCACAATGCTTACGCCGCCAATGGGCAAACCCGAAGGGTGGGATGCTTCAGATGCTTTGTCTGAGGGCTACAACATTGAAAACTTTGTTAATACCAAGGCCAAGATAACCAAGACAAACATTAATCTTCTTGACGAGTCATTTCTTGTCAGTCGGTTTGCCGGGACTGCACCCGAACAAAAGTTCTTGATTGATGGCACGTTTCCGTTAGGTGTGCCGATCTTATTTGCTGCGGCGGGTGATGCTGGTAAAGGCATGATGACACTGGACATGGGCATGAAGATAGCGTCAGGCAAACCAATGACAAGCACGTTTGGCGGTCTGGTTAAAGAGTTCGGGAACGTGGTGATCTTTACTGCTGAAGATGACGAAGCTGAGATGCACAGGCGGGTTGAGCGTCTTGATCCGTTTGAAGAACGGCGTGGCTACAACCATGATCTAAAGATTGTATCGCTTCCAAATGTTGGCGGTGTGTTTGCAATCATGAACGAGTCCAACGGTGAGTTTGGAACAACAGCAGAGTTTGAGAAGATATACGAACAAATCTTGCAGATGAGTAACCTAAAGCTGATTGTGTTCGATCCGCTGGCATCTTTTGTCCATGCAGATGTAAATGCTGATCCTGCTGCGGGGGCTGCTTTGACAGGTCTGCTGGCTAGGATGGCAACAGAAACAGGTGCATCTGTACTGGTTTGTCACCATATGACGAAGATCAAGGACAACGCTGTAATCAAAACACCCGAAGAAGCTCGTAACCTTATTCGTGGTACGACTGCTCTTGTGGATGGGGTCAGGTCTTCATTTGCGTTATGGCAGGTTGATGCTCAACGCGGCAAAAAGACTTGTGAGCGGCTAGGTCTACCATATCAGCGTAACAGTTGTTTCGATGGCGCTGTAGTCAAGTCTAACGGCCCAGCCAGTAGAAATGTTCGGCATTTTGTACGAGATCCAATGACTGGGCTGCTAAATGATCGCACCGAGGAAATCAAATCACTTAACAGCGGTACAGTTCTTGAGATGAAGCTGGATGCTATGGCTGATTGGATTATTCATTGTGAGCGCGAAGGCGTGGCTCTAACTCATATGAGTGGCAACAACGGAGTTCATAAGCGGTCAGAGGACGCTGATGCTCCTGAGATACTGCAAGGCATCGGGAAGCAGACACTAGAAGGATATGTTCGTAGTCTACAACAGGACAATCGGATTGATAAGTTCCAGTTGACGGCTACAGGCGGCAGGGTATGGCTTGGGGCAGTTGATGGGCCTATGAGTCGGGGTGAATACGAAGCGGTAACGGCGAGGGATAACGTATGAAAAGGGCGGAAGTGCTGGACACAGCAAAAAAGTATGTAACGAAGGACAGAGCAGCGGATCATGGCGCTATGGAGGATAATTTCCGAACAATTGCTCGTTATTGGTCAGTTCACCTGGGTATCGAAGTCAGCCCAACAGATGTGGGTGTGTTGATGAGTCTGCTTAAAATTGCTCGTATTAAAAGTAACGTGAATCACGAAGACAATTACATTGATGGCTGCGGATACCTTGCTTGCGCCGCAGAGTGTGAAAATGATGCAGGATAAAAACCAGACAAACTACATGGATAAAGACTTAACGAATGTATCTAGCGGTTCGCGTAGACGATCTGATGCAATCCAAGGGATGGATAGAGCCTATAGAGATTATGTTGAGGCAAACAAAGTCGCATGGGATAGAGCAACACAAGGAATGCCAAAAGATGCGTTTGCCGACAATGTGCCTGATGACATTGATCGTGATGGCACAGTCAGGCCAGGACCAACCCATGTGCCGTCCAGAAGCATATTAGAAGATTTCTAAATAACGGCTAATTAACCTTAATTAACCATTATTGATATTTGCTATTGACAAGTATGCAATCACTTCTTATATCTGTTATCAGGCACTATCAATGGAGGTTTCAAATGTTTAACTTTACAGCAAAGCGGGTAAAAGCGGGTGTTCCAATATGGACTCTTTATAAGGATGATATTTTTGATATTGGTTGCATGACAATATTTGATGGCGAAGGCGTTGTTGCTACTATCGAACTTGCTATGTCAGACGCGGCTGAGTTTCGCGGCGCAGATGTATCTGAGGTTTTAGCAAAATGTCGTGCCGCGTTTGAGGAAGATTATTCAGATATGTTAGCTGAAAATCGTGCGGAGCGTTTCGCGGAAGCTGGTTTAGCCGCTGTTGTTGGCGGGATGTCTAAAGAAGACGCTTATCATGTTGCTTATTCAGCGATGGGAGAGGCGTAATGGCTAGGCCATTAAACTATCTGGAAGCACAGGCGTTGCTTAATCAAACGATCAACGCCGTGCATAGTCTAATTACCAGCGATGCCACCGAAGCCGAAGTTGAGTTGTTACTTGGCGCGGCAGGTGGATTGCAGGAAGCGCAGTCAATGTTGATTAAGGCAAGGTTGAGGCTAGAGAACGATGACAGTTAAACGTATTGAAATGGCATTGCACGTTATGGAATTAGCGGCGCGGCACAAGATCAGGGTTTCTTATCAAAGCCTAGATGAGTCAGAGCCTAGATATTGGGCAAGACGCAATCCGCGTGAGATACAAATCCGTCCAACCAAAAACACTGGATACTATGTATCTGCCTTGCATGAAATTGGGCATATCGTAGGCAAGCGTCAGGGCGATAATATCACAAGGCTAACGCAGGAATTGTACGCTTGGATATGGGCAAAGAAGAACGCCTTGGTCTGGACTGATACCGCAGAGCGTATCATGCGTAAAGCAATGGACAGCTATGGCTGGAAACAACGTCAGAAAGACATATGGGAGAGGGTGTAATGGCTAGTTCATGGGATGGCGTTGAGCGTATGGCTGATGACATGAAAAACCGTAATTTGGTCAAGGAAGAAGACAGTCCTGTTCTGGCGAACATGGTGCAAGCGGCTTTGGCTGAACCGAAGAAGGGCTTTGCCGTGTATACTGGCGGCAGTGTCGCTGAAGCCATGAGGCGAAATATGCAAGCTGATATGGCAACAATGCAAAAATTTATGGTGGACAATACGCTTCTGGACGAGATTGTTAAAGCGTCTTTTGTTAAGCCGCAAACATTGCTTGCGATGTTGCATAGGGCTATGCCGTGCTTTGATAGCATGTGGATAGAGTGGGATGAACAAGCGCGTAGGACTTCAAGAAAAGACGCTCATGATAAATATACCCCAGACATGTACATAAAGTTTGATGACGATGTTAAAGGGAAACGCACTGGTTATCATATCCGCAGGGTAAATGACAAAATTGTTTATGCTAAATATGGCATTACAATACATGAAGGTTCAGAACGCATTGCGGCTTACCCTATGGGGTTTGAAATTTCCAATGGAGACAGGATATTTTCTGATAAAGCTACAATGCTTGAAACAAATTTTAATCAGGAAACTTCTGATATTATTTTCGCGCCTTGGTATTACGCAAAGTATAGCAAAGATCCTGTTCAAAGAGAGTTCTTGGACGAGATTATGTGCAAGTGTGGACTTATCCAAACGGCGGCTATGCACTGGTCTATACCAGCACAAAAGTTCAAAATGGGCTGGGAACCAAACGAAATGGCTGAGTTGGTCAAACGTAATTTTTCTGCTGATCAGGGCAAATATGGAATGGGCGATGTCAGGTTTCTGATCGCGTTACTTAGTACGCTTAATTACGATCAGGTTATCCATCTAAACACAACGCCGCCAAAAAAGATTGACCATATACGCTTTGGGCGTGTGGTTCCAAAGAACGAATATAAGGTGGTAACAATCCAGTTGCCCAAGCCTCGTGGTGTAAAGATCTATGAACAGATGTTTACAGGGCATGGAACGCCTAAGAGGGAGCATTGGGTAAGAGGACACCACAGGCGCATTAAAGGACGTAGTGAGCCAACGTGGATACCGCCTCATATAAGAGGCAATTCTGATCTTGGTACTATTATCCATGATTATAAACTAGAAGCTAAATAAGGGCAAAAGGAGAGAGCAATGCCATATTACGCATTAGTGAATGAAAACCACTCAACAATGGGACTGGAGAGTGTTGAAGAAGTCAAAAAATTTGTGGCGAT